AAAACCAAGGTCATCCGCCGCATACCCCAGCCGGGCACGCTCTTTTTCCTCCCCCTTCAGTCGGGACAGGGCCAGCTCACGCTCTGTTTTTGTCAGGGCACTCTGCTGTTTATCATCCAGGGTGGCCTGTGGCAGCCGTAACGGCACATTCACCAGTCCCTGCCGCTGCTGAAGCAGTTCATTCCCCAGCCCCAGCAGACGGTTGAATTCCGTATGCTGAACATTCATCTGCAGCAATGCCTGGTATGCTCTGTTCTGCTCTGCTGCCTCCTCGCGTATCCTCGCCACACGGTTGTATTCCAGTGACGCCAGAGCTTCCTGTACAGACTTCGCCTTTTCCTGCATCTGTGTCAGTCGTGACTGTTCAACCGCCAGTTTGCCAGTTGCCTCCGCAAGGCCGTGGGTTATAATCTCCACACCTGAACCACCCTGTGGATTTTCCTGCAGCCAGCGCTGATAGTCAGCAATCTGTGTTTTCAGTCCCCGGACTTTACTTTCCTGCTCAGCAATCAGACGATTCTGCTCTTCCAGTGCCTCGCGAGTTTTACCCTCATTATCAGCCAGTTCCGGAAGGGTCATTCCCGGTACCTTTGCCCGGATTTCATCAATCGTCGATGCATACTGACGGGCGGACTCCCTGGCCTGTTCCTGATTCTGGTACACCGTGTACCAGGCACCGGCTCCCAGCATCAGTAAACCGGGTATCCCGCCGACAAGCGAAAGCAGGGATGCCGCGCCACTTTTCAGCATTCCCGTAACCGACGTGGCATTCTCCAGCGCCTTCCTCGAGGCCGCCACCGCCTGATTCGACTGTACCAGTGCGGCATTGGCCACAATCATGGCCCGGCGTTTTGCGACGGCATTCTGTGTGGCCAGCGCCTCCGCACTGCTATTTCTGGCCAGTGCAAGTTCAGCCTGTGCCAGTTGCCAGGCACGTTCTGCCGCCAGCGCGTCAGCTGCCGCCTTACGCTGCACCTGAACAGCCGCATCTGCCTGTGCGGCTGCAAGGGCAACCGTCCCGGACTTCGCCGCGATCAGCTCTGTGGTGGCCTTTCCCACGCCTGCGGCCATATTGCCAAAGTACCGGGCAACCCCGACGGCAACCAGCGCCCCCGCGGCTGTTGCCACATTATCAATATTACCGGCAACACCGTTCAGCACGCCGGAGAGCGTTTTCGTCGCTCCGCTGGCTTCATTCGCGCCACCCGCCCAGGCCATAAAGGCGTTTTCCACCTTTGTGATCCCGTCAGAGACCGTTTCCGGCATGGCGGCATATTCATCACGCAATACCCCCAACTGGCTGATTAACGCAGGAACGACTTTATCCGCCGTCAGTTTGCCGTCGTCCGCCATCGCCTTAAGGTCTTTACGGGCCACGCCCATACCCGCAGCCAGTGCACGTACGATCCGGTCTCCGCTTTCATTGACCGAATTAAATTCCTCACCCCGTAACACACCCTGTGCCAGCGCCTGGCTGAACTGGGTGATCACCGAGCCCGCCTCTGCCGTACTGGCACCGGAGATTTTCAGCCCCGTGGAAATGGCCTCCGTCACCTTCAGTACATCACCGGCACTGTAGCCATATTCACGCATTGAGGCTGCCGAGCGGGCAAACAGGGCCGCATTATCTGAAAATGCCGTGCCCGTCCGCTGGCTGATATCCATCAGCACTTTCTGTGATGACGAAAATTCATCGGATGACTGCGACGCCTGTTTCAGTCGGGCATTCACGGAACTCCATTCATCGGCCAGAGAAATCAGGTGTCCGGTGGCAAAGGCACCTGCAAATGCCCCCGCCGTTCCGGCAGCTGAAGCGCGGATTTCCGTCAACTGGCTGTTCAGCTCAGCCAGGGCGCGTCGCTGCTCCCGGGCGACTGCGGCAGCCTGACGCCCGCCATTCTGCAGGGTCCGGTAATATTCACTGCCCATGCGGGAAGCCCGCTGGATCTCCGACTGGAATGACTGCGAATTTGCCGAAATTTTGATAATCAGTTCACGTAACGTCGCCATTCACCTTTCTCCGGGCGTAAAAAAACCGCCTCAGCGGTTCTCATCATTCATGACTGTGCTGCAAAGCTCAGCGCGTCTTCCAGCGCCGCAAACGGATCCACCTCCGGCTTATCCTCATCCTCGCCCCAGCAGAGCATGGCGTCCTTCAGTGCAACATTCATCCCCTGTGCCCCAAAAACCGCTTTCACGATCTGTGCATTACGGATATCCCCGCGCTCATCACCCAGCGGGGATACCCTGTCGAACTCCATCCACATCATCGCCTCGCTCGCACTCAGGCTGTGCCGCAGTTCGGATAAGGTGCGCCCCAGACGGAGCGCAAGTCGCATCAGAAAGCGAATTTCCGGGCGGGCTACTTTTTTCTGGCCGACTCTGCATCAGCGATCAGTTCCAGTGCCTGACGCAGCAACCGGGCATGTACCGGACCATAGACGGCCAGCACCTGCTCACGGTCGTCCGGAGTGAACACCCGCTGCAGATCCGTATCACACAGGACATCGCAGAACAGCGTCACATCCGCTTCCAGGTTACGGCGGGTTTTCGCCACCACCGACAGGGTATCGTCATCCTCTCCATCACCATTGAGCACTTCCTGCCACAGATACCAGGCCTCTGCCGAAGGCTCCCGCAGCACCACGCTGACATTACCCCATTCCGGCACCTTCACCGTTTTATGACGAAACCCTGACAGTCTGGCCAGCGCCAGCGTTTTCAGATCCTTTTTCATGATGACCCATCCCCTTATCCGGCGGCTGCGCTCACTGTCACGGTGCATTCAACAGACGTCACACTCTGTGCTTTCTCTGCCGAATCGGTCACCACGCAGGTATATTTCCCCGCATCAGCGGACTGCGCACCTGGCTTACTGAAGGTGTCTGTCGTCTGCCCGTCAACCGGCTGACCATCCTTCTTCCAGGCGTATTTATACGGCGGCGTTCCCCCGTTGGCACTGACTGACATTGTCAGCAGCGCACCTGTATTCACGGTAAGTGTTTTATCCAGATTTTTCACAAACGCCAGCGGTACCACAAAGGACACCGGTTTGCCTTTCAGACGCAGTGAAAACGTTGCTGCCACCACGCCGTTGGTACCGGATGACCAGGTGTGCTGACGCACTTCCGCCAGGAACTTAAAGCCCTTACCGGACGGAAACAGCACCTTAAACGCATACAACGCGTCATTGTCATAGGCATCACGCAGGGCGTTCTGGGCCTGATTCAGATAAAAATTACCCGACATGGAAATCTCGGACGACGCCCCCAGACCGTTGATGTTCTCCTGCTCTGTGGAGCAGAGCGTGGTCACATCAATATCCTGTTTCTGACCGGCGGTGAACTGGACTTCCTTGATGGTGCAGTCCAGGCGCAGATATTCCGCCTTATCCATAGTTTCAGCAGTCGCCGGGGCAGATGAAATCATCACCTGCGTCAGCTGTGAGCGTTCATACAAAGCAGACATTCTGCCTCCTGATAATAAAAAACCCGCACGCGGCGGGGTATGGGTTTTGTAGAAAAAAAGAAAAAGTCACACCGTGACCTGAAACTCCAGGGTTGCACGGTAACAGCGGTTTTCCGGAATATAGTCCTGCATTTCACTGACGGCCCCCGGGGCCAGCAGCATTATGGCTTCACGGGCGTCCTGACGTATCTGACGCGCCTGCGTCACAGTCCCGGCATAAACGTCTATCTGCACCGACACAGAGGACTCCGCCTGCCCGCCCATCACGTCCGCTGACACCGATGAAATCAGGCTGAAAACCACCCACGGAAGCGCCACCGACGGCCTGCCATCCAGCAGGGGGACCACATACGGGTACACCTGCCCGCCGGCAAGATGCGCCAGATGAGGATACAAATCCGCCTCCGTCATCGTCTCAGTACCTCATCAATGGCCCGGTTCATCCGCGCAATCGCCACCTGAGCTGCCTGTTCACTGCGCACATCAAACGCCGGGCGCACAAACGGGTGCGGTGGCATATTCACGGTCCCCATTTCCACAAACCGCCAGTAGAAGGCATTGCGGGGATTATCCGCCTTCATGGTGTTATCACTGTTGCCGGTGTCCGGATTAACACCACGGATATGCACACCGGATTCCATCCCGCCATCGCGGGAGCGCCGGGAAAGGACCACCACATTGCGGCGCAGTTTTCCCCTGCGCACCGGTGCCCGTGACACCACTTCTTCTTTCAGTTCATTCGCCCCCGCGCGGGTTGCCTCACGCAGTACCCGGTTGTTTTCTGCACCACTCAGAAGCTGCAAATCACGGCTTATTTCTTCAAGTCCCGAAAAATCCAGCAGGGTTTCGATCATTTTTCCCCTCCCAGCCGACAGAGAATTTCCAGGCGCCCGCCGGTCGCATCCGGCACGGGCACCCCGACAACATTCAGGATACAGTCACGCCAGGGACCACTCAGCACATGAAGTCGTGACGCCGCCGTGATTTCCCGACCGGACTGACCGCGCACCCAGATGCGGATTTCCGCCTGCGCCATTTCCGCACCGGACTGCATCCGCTCCCGGCTGCTCCTGCCCCGGATATCCGCATGAATTTTCCCGCATGACACCCATTCTTCCGTCATTTCTCCGGCAGCATTACGGGTTAACACCGGGTTCAGAACACTTATCATCTGTGTCAGACGACCTGCAGATATTGCCATTCCCCCTCCTCATAACACCGTCGGACAACGCAAATCGTAAATCAGCACGGACACAGAAAACGGCAGTTCCCCCTGCACGAGGTCTTCCCGCTCAGCAAGATCCGGATTCCGGTACAACATCCCGGTCAGGCGCATGGCAGCCCCCTTCATCCGGGTTAATGCCTCGCCCGGGATCAGTTCACCGTCCTCACGGATTACCTTATCCCGGCTGCCCTGAATGTAGGCCAGCAGCACAGCTGTAGCCTGACGAACCTTGTCCATCAGCATCTCATCATCCGCGTCATGGTCAACACGCAGATGAGCCTTGATTTCTTCCAGTGTCAGTAATGCTGTCACTTTCCACCTCCTGCATCCCGCCCACGTTTTGCAGCCAGGGTCCAGGCTGATGAATGAGCTTCTCCGGGTTTATCTTCGGTCATACTGTTGCAGTGCCACAGCGAGCCCCCCCACGTCACCGTATCGCCGGGGTGGTAGGTTTCACCGGCTCTGAACACACCGCGGTAGAGCATCACCGGCAGGGAAAATGTTTTTTCCGTACGCTGGCCACTGCTCTGCCGGACCACCACAGAGAACAACCGTTCACCCGTCATGCTGACGTCAATATCCGCCACCCCGTCAACCAGGCATTCCCATCCCCGCATCCCGTGCGTTTTTTCATACGCCCGCCAGAGTCCGCCCTGGTGTGTGGCATACGTGCCCCGGGGAAAGGATTTTTGATCGTCAATGGCAGGGAGTATTTCCAGTGCCGTGGCATCACGCCCGTCCTGCGGAGCCGGCAGGGCATTCACCGCCTCCAGAACCGCCTTCCGCAGAACATCCGGATCATAGTCACAACCGTCACGCGGAGCAGGGATATGACTTACGGCCTCTTTCACCATCTGCTCAAGCATCGGACGCACATCATCGGGGGTAATACTTTTGCCGTCCGTCGGTACCGGAATATTCGCAACCGCATCATTCACCGCCTTCTGCAGTACATCGGGATCATAGTCACGACCGTCGCGCGGAACAGGAATATGGCTTAC